CGAACCATCGCATCGTTCGGCTATCACATTCAGGCCGCGCACTATCTGGAGATGACTGGCGCTGATAGCTTCATCTTCGTAGCGGTCGAGCGTAAGGCTCCGTACGCTGTCGCAATCTACAAGTTGGATGCCGAATGGCTTCAGGCTGGTGCGAATCTGCGACGCAAAGCAATCTCGACGCTGCACGAATGCCGCGCACTGGACAGTTGGCCAGCCTATCCAACCGCTACACAAACCCTTTCATGCCCTAAGTGGGTGCTGAATAAATCCGAAAACTAACCACCGAATAAATTATGTTCACAGTAAACCGCAAGGATGCCGGAGGCAGCTACATCAACGCCGAAGGCGATTACACCGTCACCATAGCCAAGGTCGAGGAAACCTTAGACGCCAAAGGCCGCGAGGTCTGTAAGGTTACGTTTAAGACTGAAGATGGTGCGAGCATCACTGACCGCTTCATCAATCAGGAGAATGTCTGGTTTCGTGTCAATCAGTTGGTCGCAGCGACGAAGCACAATGTTCCTGATGGAACCGAGTACGACTTCCTTGGCGTCAAGGGCAGCTACGCGGCGTTCCTTAAGTCGATGACCGGCTTGGAGCTGCTCATCACCGCTCGCTTTGAGGAGTATATGGTCAACGGCGAGACGAAGAAGACGCTCCGCATCAAGAACATGCGCGAGGTTCCGATTGCCGAAGTCGATGGCGACGAGCTTGATCCGAAGCCGTTCTGAACCGCATCACGGAGGGGAGCGCATTCCGAGATAACGCTCAAAACTAAAACCTAAGAATTAAAAAACGTATCTATGGTCAAACCAATCAAAGAAGACAAAGAGCAGTATCGACTCACATTTAAAGGACTGCTGTCCATTTATCTGCCCGACGCAGTTATGAACGAAGTCTTAAGCGCAATCGAACTGTCCTGCCGTCGCAACGGCTGGGGTATCGCAATCAACGAGGAGAACCGACTGGACTTTGTTCAGATGCAACAAGTGAAGGAATCGAAATGAACATCGAAGAAACTAAAGAATGCATCCGCGTGATGCAGGCATTTGTGGATGGTAAGGACCTAGAGGTCTTGGGTCCTGTTGGAAAATGGGAACCAGTATATTTCCCTCGGTGGGGCTGGGACGACACAAAGTACCGCATCAAACCCACCTATGTCCTCCGCCCATGGACTGCGGATGAGGTTCCGCTGGGAATGCAGGCGAGGAATTGTGAATACCCCAAAACACGTTGGTTGATCGACCGCACATCTAGCGAAGAGAACAGAAAGGATTGGTGTGAAAAATACGAACATTCAATCGATGGTGGCAAAACATGGCTCCCGTGTGGAGTGATGGAGGAATCCAAATGAACGATCATATTCCTGACCCCACGAAAATGATCAACGAAACCCCCATCTCGGACAGCACCGCTCACAACGTAGGCGACCTCGGTATGCTGTGCAGGAGGCTCGAACGTGAACTCAACGCAGCAAACGACCGCATCAAGCGGTTGGAGGAGGCGGGGGATGCGCTATTCGAAAACTCAAATCCATCACGCTGGGACTCGACTGAAGCCGCTGCTCGAAAACTTACGGAGCAATCAAACTGGATTAAAGCAAAGGAGGTCAAGCCGTGAGTAAAGCATCCGACCTGATTGAGGAATATCTATCTGTTGGAGGCTTGTTTAACCCAGAGATTATGAATCAGAATCAACACGATGCGGTGAGAGACACGCTAATAATTGCCAGAGATGAAATTCGTGGGTTGGAGAAGCGCATCAAGCAACTGGAGGAAACATTGGAAGCTGTTACCGATAAGCTTGATGATGCGTGGGGAATATACATGGAATTTAAAGAGGCCAAGCCGTGACACCAGAAGCGCAACGAATAGCCATCGCAGAAGCGTGTGGGTGGAAGAATGTGGATGCAGGTTCCGGAAGGGTGTGGGGAGTTACGACACGACATAAAGGCACACCAAGCGAATTCGATGTGTGTGTCGATGTCCCGAACTACCCGTTCGACCTCAACGCCATGCACGAGGCGGAGAAGGTACTGAATGAGAAGCAGGATCATATAATGAACGACACATTGTGGGATATGTGTGAGGGCCGAAAGTATCTATGGCATGCAACCGCATCCCAACGTGCCGAGGCATTTTTACGCACGATTGGCAAATGGAAGGAGGCAAAATGAGCGATACACCGAGGATGGACCTTGCGCTTCGTAAGGCACAGGAAGATTGCACTGAATCATATCTATTAACTGAAGGCCTGAAACTCGAACGCGAACTCAACGCCGCTCAAGAGCGCATCAAGCGGCTGGAGGAAGCGGGGAATCAAATGGAGCTAGTGCTTATCTCGTTCCAAATTTTCTCTGATTTCCGTAAATCTGACTCAATCCGTGCGTCATTGAACTGGAACAAAGCCAAGGAGGCAAAGCCGTGAGCGTAGAACAACGAATCTTGGACCTGCCGGCTTTTGCCGATTACAACGACCGCCGCCAACTCCGCGCAATCGCTCTCGATGTCCGCAAGCTGGAGGATCGGGTGAAACAACTGGAGCAGGAGAACGACGCAATGCGAGCGGACTTACTGTTGTGGCGTGATACGACGGACGCGATGTGTTCAAAGGCTGGAATCGGATTTACTACGGAGGACAAGCCGTGAACCCATTCAAATGGTATCGCAACTGGCGCATCCGTCGCACTGAGGAGCACATCGCTTTTCTTGAAAAGTACTGCGACTCATTCCACGACGAGCATGGATCGGTCAGATACGACATCGCTTATCATCACGACCTGTTTGAGAAGCGAGCCAAGGTCGCCCAGCTTCGCAAGCGGGTCTATCACCTCATGGAATTCTAAATGAGAGACTGCGCATTTATTTACCTCCACGCATTTAACGGCATCGTTCGCGTGGAAAGTCTTGATACAGCCAAGCACATCGATGGCAATCCAGAGTGGAAACACGTTGCGACAATCAACCCTCACGTTGTGCTTGAGAGCATTCTCCGAGCTTCGATTAAAGAGCGGAATCAGATCATCAAACACCTTCTGACATGAAACACCTGCACGAACTGCCGGAAGACCACCGGCTACGGAATGTGGCGCTCAAGGACATCGACGTCCGTATCCGCTGCCGTCACACCAAGATGACCCGCGATCCGCGCACTTGGAAGATCAAGGGCGATACCTACAACCGCCTCGGCGACAACTGGAAGATCAACTTCGACTTCATTATCCAATGACCTACTCACAAGCAGGCCAATCACGACCGACACCATTTACACCTGCGAATAAATATTTCCCCACATGAAGAAAAAAGCCACTTACACAGTTATCACCATCGACTCGGCGCTCCACGAAGAGGTTCGCAAACATTGCGACGAGAATGGTTTGAAGATCGGATTTTTCGCCAATCAAGCGTTAAGGAAGTTGCTGAACAAGAAGTGCGCCACGACGCAATCGAGCGCGCTTTCTACCGACAGTACAACGAACGAATGACGGCGAATCGCACCGTGTGGTGCGGACAATACCCTTCGCTCGCTATGAAGCAGTGGGCGGAGGGGCAAATTTCCTAAAATTATGAATCTAAGAGAATACCAACAAAAAGCAGTAGAGTGGGCCAAAACTAGCGATGGTCTGATCGTCGCCCCCGCCGGTAGCGGTAAGACATGGATTGCTGCGAGCATCATTAAGAACTATCAAAACTGCGGATCTGGATTGAGATTCGGATGGCTTGCTCCGACCAGAGAAACATGCCAGCAAGCGCGCACATCGCTCCGCGTTGCCGGTGTGCCTGATGAGATTGTGGATGTCCGCTGTCCGCATGAATCAGTGGACTTCAGCAAGAAGGACATGCTCATCGTGGACGAAGCGAAGCACAGCCCTGCCGCTGGATGGCGTCGCATCATCGAGTCCTGTAACGGACTGCGTTATGGCTTCGACGCCACGCCGTGGGGCGACGATCCAGACCGGAACACGGTAACACGAACGCTCTTCCACAACCGCACCTACGAAATAAGCCGCACCGACATTGGCGATTCATTGGCCGACGCTTACCTCGAAATCAGCCACGCCACGGACCTGAACCTTCAGCAGAAGATCGACGACAACATCGACCGGCTGTTTGTAACAAGACGGCGGTACATGCGGATAAGTGATGAAGATCTGAAGAAGATGTGCGCTTGGGAATCGCTCGTCGATATCGGCATCTGTCAGAACCGCGAGCGCAACAAATACGCCATCAACTACGCGGTCGAACACCTCGACATGCAGACGCTCATCCTCATCCCGCGCATCACGCTGGGCGAGGATTACGAAAAGCGCATTCCCGGTTCGCTCCTCGTCCATTCCAAGATTGCGAAGAAGCAGCGCAAAGCCGCGATGGAAGAATTCAAGGCTGGCAACCTGCGAACCATGATCGCCACATCATTGGCCGACGAAGGATTGGATCTGCCCAACGTCGAACTGCTAATTATGGTCAGCGGCGGTCGGTCGTCGCAGAAAACGATCCAACGAGCCAGTCGGGCATTGCGGAAAACAGAAACCAAGAACTGCGCGACAATCGTAGATTTCTCTGACAAATTCCACCCCATCGGAGCATTCCACGCTAAGAAGCGTATGACCTGCTACCGTGAACTAGGTTGTATTTTCCAATGAGTGTATCCACGACAGCAAACGAAACATCCACGCCCACCGAGAACGTAGTCTATCTGATCGGCGAACTGCGCGGCATCAGTCGGCAAACCGAAACCAAAACCGGCTCACTCATGGTGCGCCGCGTTATATCAATCGCCCGCCACTGGACTGACAACGAAGGGCGCTTCCACGAAGACTTCGATGATTTTGAAATATCCTCATGGGGACAAGTTGCGGAGAAGATCATGGAGGTCCAAAACGGCGCTCTGGTGCGCGTCAAAGGCCGCGTGAAGGTCGAGCGTTGGACGGAAGGCGGAGACACGAAATCAGCAGTTCGAATCGCTGCCGAGCAGGTGACTATTCTCTGTTACTAAAAATAATACTAAGCGAATGAAATCAAACCAAACAATCGTTGCGGTCGATCCGGGTGTGGGCGGCGGATTCGCGGTCAGCACTGCGGACGGAATACTGCTCTTCCCAATGCCTGAGTCGCTGCCCGACACGGCGCAATTACTGGCAGGATTCAAGGTGGCCGACTCGCATCTGTGGGTCGAGAAAGTGCCAAAGTTCGTCAGCAAACTCACGTCGTCGGCCAGCATGGCCACGCTCCATGAAAACTACGGGATTGTGCAGGGGCTAGGCTACGCGCAAGGCTACGCGCTTCACCGTGTTGAGCCGAAAATCTGGCAAGAACCACTTGGACTTGGAGGACGTAAATCATGCGAAACCGGACCAGAATGGAAGCGAAAGCTAAAAAGCAAAGCTCAGGAACTGTATCCGAATCTGGACGTCACGCTTCGAAACTGCGACGCCCTTTTGATCCTCCACTACGCGATGGGCGGTGGCCGGTGATACACAAAGCCAATCGTCCACCCTCGCCCGAGGAGCTAAATCAATTGCTCATCGCCGCGTTCGCTATGGGCGTCGTCGTCGCCAGCGCCTACTTCATTCTCTTCGTCGTCAAATGAGCGAGAATATCAAACCCATGTCCGAAGAAACGGACGTGGAGACATTGCGAGCGGCCATCGCGGAATACCAATGGTTGGCCAGCATACTTTTCAAATCTCTCGGGTGCGGATGCAACGGAACTCAAGACCTTTGCTGGAACTGCACTCAAGCCGAGCGACACTACAAACACACAATCGAGACATACAAATGATCAGCGCAAACAAAATGCCCATTATGCGGATAGCAGAAGCAGATGAATCACCCGAAAAGATTCACTTCGCTTACATCGACCAGAAGTACAAGGAGTGGCTGATCCGACGCGGATTCGTCAACGAACTTGGTCAGGAACCCGGGATGAGAAAAGCAGGCGGATGGCGCGGAAAGACGGTTAAAAAAGATTAATTATGATGGAAACTCAAATCACTAGAGAACAGTTATTGAAGGAAGCGCCAGCACTCATCGACCATGCGATTCTTCGAGGTTGGATGACTAAGCCCAAGCCAAAGGCGCAAATTGTTGACGGCGTTTGGCATGCGGCTGGTACAGGACATCTCGATAACGCCTCAGAAGATGAAATTCAAAAACTCAGGAAACAGTACGGTGCAGGTTGAAGTCATTTCCGACGACGTAGAGATACGAATCGGGGAAATGAAATGGGTGGGGATAGCCTACACCCGTGACGGAAAACCCAAGGTGTACGTTCGAACGAAAGCCGAATTCAAGGCCAAGTTCACCCCGGTCATTGAACAAGCACCCTAAACTCTACATCGCAGCACAAGAGCAGCTCTTTGCGAAGTTTCAGTCTCGCTCCATACCAATCCAACACTGGAGCAAGTACCTGATGACTCCCAAAGAGCTGTCTCTCCTTTTCGCAAAGTTCGAAGAATCAAAGTCGGTTCTCCAGCAAATCGCCTCGAATGATCTGGGCGAAAGCGGGGACATAGCGCGCAAACAACTTGGAATCAAATGAATCAATCAAAGATCGACCGTGCAAGAGCATGGCTCAGAAACACGCCCGGAGCCGTCGCTGGTCAAGGCGGTCATAACGCAACTTTCGCCGTCGCAACCGCGCTCATACACGGTTTTGAGCTTAATGCGGGGGATGCTGATACGCTCCTCAACGAGTACAACGCGAAATGTCTCCCACCGTGGAAACCACATGAACTGGCCCACAAGCTCGATCAAGCGTCCAAGGTTTCGCACGACAAGCCGCGTGGCTGGCTCTTATCCGCTCAGTCAGGCATTGGGCAGGGCGGCAATCCCATCTCGCCCACCGGCAAGTTCGTCGTTCGCACGATCCAAACGATGCCGGAACCTCCGTCTCCGTTTACGACAATCGACTTCCTGAAAGCCTGCTTCGAGTCGGACGAAGTTGTCTGCATCTGTAACGACATCATTTTCGACGAAGAGGGTCGAGGTAGGCCAGCCTCCAAGGGTACGTTCCTCAAGCGCGACGAATGGATTAAGAACCACTTCACGCCGCCCATCAGCGCCATGTGGAATGGCAGCGATAGCAAGGGTGCATACGTCCGCATCAATCCATGCTTCGACGAGAGCGGTTCGGATTCCGGCGTGGCGAACTTCCGCCATGTCCTAGTCGAGATGGACGAGAAGACGAAGGATGAGCAATGGACAGCGTTGAAGGAGTCGAAGCTCCCGCTATCGGTCGTCATAGATTCCGGCGGCAAGAGTCTGCATGGCTGGGTGCGCGTTGAAGCGGCCAATAGAGAGGAATGGAACGAGCGCCGCGATGTCGTCTATCGCTACCTCGAAAGCATCGGCATCGATCCGAAGAACAAGAACGCGAGCCGGTTCAGTCGTCTGGCCGGTGTAATGCGCGATGGCAAGGAGCAGAAGCTCTTGGCTGTTAATGTGGGCGCGGTGAACTGGGAAGCGTTCAAGGACGACATGGACGCGCAGGACATGCCGATGGAGTTCTCGATAGATGCCATCATCGAGTACGATCCGCAGAATGATCCTGACAATCTGATCGGCGATAGGTGGGTTCGGCGCGGATCATCGCTTCTCTTTGTGGGCCAAAGTGGATGCGGCAAAAGCTCAATGGCCGCGTATCAGGGTCTGAAGTGGGCGTCCGGCGAAGCTTGGTTCGGTGTTAAACCCGTCCGTGCGCTAAAAGTAGCTTACATTCAGGCGGAAAACGACATCGCCGATCAGCATGATGCGCTCAAGGGCGCTGCTCAGATGACCTTCGGCAAGGAGAACTGGGAGCGAGGTCTTCGGAGTGCCAATATGCTTTTCTTCCGCGAGACGGTGAGAACGGGTTCTGACTTCGCGACGATGCTGCGCCGCCTCGTTCGCAAGACTAAGGTCGATGTGGTTTATATCGATCCGCTGCTCTCCTACATGGGCGGCAATCCATCGGATATCGAGGTCTGCGCGAACTTTACGCGGCACTTGCTCCAGCCAATTATGATGGAGACAGGCGTAGTCCTGATTCTCGTTCACCACTTCCCGAAGCCCAAAGGTCGAGACGACAAACCGGAGAGCGTGGCAGAGATGGCCTACTCAGGATTCGGATCGTCGGACCTAACGAACTGGGCCAGAGAGGTGATTGTGATGAAGGAAGTTGGTTTCAATCAACCTCGACAATTTATGCTCGGAATGGCGAAGCGAGCGGATCGTTCCGGCATGACGGACAAGGAAGGAAAAATAACCGGATCGATTATGATCCAGCGTGGTACGGGCGGCGATATCTCATGGAACTACGCAGACCCACAGAAGTTCGTCGTCGATAAGGAGTCGGCCAAGAAGCCGTACGTCAAAGGACGCTATCCTAAGCGTAGCTAGACTGGCGCTCAGCGCGGCGACGACCTTTCGCAGCGAGCGATTGGAACTTCGCCTTGCCGAGCTTCTTACGACCAATGGATGCCGCAAGAGCCTTCGGGTCTTTGACGCCCTTGCTCTCAAGACTGCTAACGAGCTTCTCGTACCGTCCTCCACCGCCAAGTTTCATCTTGTCCATAAAATTACCATGCTTTGCATGACCACGTTCTGGGTTTGGTAGGATCTTTCGCCGTATCGCAGTTATGCCGCGCACGGAAATTCTTGCGACGCTCAGGATTCGACTTCTTGATCGTCATATCAGGATCGCCGAAGCGAACGATGACGACCTTGTTCGCCGGATTCTTAACGTACACCGCGCTCTTCTTCCGCTGACCCGGCGTGTAGAAGGGTTTGTTCAGCGTCACCTTCTTGCCCTGATAGGTATTACCTTTTTTGGAGAGTGAGGTTTTCATTAGTCGCGGCGACGGGCTTGACGTTGAGCTTCACGCATCTGCTTCTCTTCGATCTGGCGCTCTTCTGACTGCATCATTGCCTTGTCGGTTTCAAGCTTCAAAAGTCTCGACCAATTTCTATTGAAAAGATCAATTTGATCTTGAGTGAGCTGATCGATTGGAGTGCTTACCGTTTTCCCGTAAGTTGGTGATTGGAGCAATTTTCCAACCCCAGCTAACGTCGCCTGACCAACGGAACTAATAACTAATTTCCTGCCAACAAATCCAAGAAGACCAGTGCCAAGCGCAGCTCCCGGCCCGCTTGAAAGATATGCTCCTCCGGTAGCCAATGTGGCCAATGCGGGGACGATTGATTTCTTAACAAGGCTGTCCTTGCTGTCCATCACCTTTGCTAACTGATCTGCAATGGTGCTAATTTTTTCTACTCCCCCATCGCCAAACAGTTGAGAAACAATGGCGTTGTATTCACCCGGAGAGTCTCCGCCTGCAATCAACGATTTCATCTTGTTGGTGTCGATTGATTTTTTACCCTGAACAAGCGACTCGTTGACGATCCTTCCAAGCAGAATGTTCTGAAGATCTGCCTGAAGTTCCGGTCTGCTAGATTTGATCGCGGCAACAAACTCTTTAGTCCTGATTCGAGACGGAATGTCTCCAGAAGACGATTTCAAGAAATCAATAATTTCACCCGGCGGAACATTTACATCGTCAAACATTCCAGTCTTTACGGTTCTATTTGCCAGCTTTTCAAACTCGGAAACTTTTTTAGCAGACTCAGTGACATAGTCGTTCAAGTCTTGAAGCATGGATTTTGCGTCAGGATTTGAAATAATTTGAGCCACCTCCTTGTTATCCAACTTTGCCCCGCTATCAACCTTGGCTTGTATGCTTATAAGTAAATCTCTAAACTCCTTTGGCTTCGCAAGAACTCCAGTCAGGGGTCTTTCGCTTTTTTGAAATTCTGCAAGGCGTTTGGTTACACCAGCTCCTTCTTTTTCTTTTTGTGAAATCTCCTTTCCGGTTTCAGCAATTTTACCGCGCAACTCAGCGGCTTGCTGTGACGGCTCAGCTAAAACACCCTTAAGCTCAACATCTTCGTTTTTCTTTTGAAACTGGAAAAGCCTTTTTTTAATTTCCTTCTTTTTGTCGGAGTTTTCCTTTAAAAGATCTTCAGCTCCTTTTACGTTTTTTTCAACGTCTTGAGCAAGGCTTTCGGATTCTTTTGTTAAATCGGTAAATTGCTTTTCAAGTTTTGAGCCTTCATCAATTAAAGACCTATACTTTGCGGCAACATCTTGAATTTCTCCAAATGCTGGAAAAAACTCTTCAACAACATTTCTTGAAACACCTTTAGATGTTCCAGACTTTGCTTGGGTTAAAGCATTAAGAAAATCAGTTGGTTTTTCTCCTCGAATCTGATTGTAAATAAAATCTTTTAAAATTGGCTTTGCCTCTGTTTCCCACTTCTCTGCAAATGCCTCTTTCAATATTTCAAGAGTAGTTGACCCTTGTGGGCCAACAATTGCAGCTATGGCTTCTGGTTTTCCTCCTCCTTCTCCAATATCCCTAAGAATCCTATTTGCAAATGATCCTTTAACCCTTCTCATGGATTCTGCATACGACTTGTTCTGAGCATCAAGCGCAGCCTTAAGCGGCGGATTAGCCTCAAATGCAGCAGTTATTTGATCATTTATTTTATTTAATTCTCGCCAGCTTTCAAAAGTTCCCTGTTGAGCCTGAGCATTAAAATTAAATTGTCTGTAAATTTGAGAACGTATTAAACGAAGATCTTCTAAGGTTTTTTCCTCAAGAACAATTTTTCCTTTTGTGTCTTTTTCTCCTAAATCAACCTTAACTTTTATTTTCTTTAAACCAGGCCTAATTTTATCAAACCCTTCTGTATTTTTGGCATCTAGTTCTTTTACTATTTTATTCCAGTTTTCTCCAATTACAGATCCAGCTTCAAACGGATCAACTGGTTTTGCAGCAGCAAACCTTTCATCAAAGCCATTTTCAATAGCTTTAATCTCTTCTTGATTTCTAAAAATTTGAGCTTCAATTCTAGTTCGATTTGCAACATCTGAGGCCGCAAGTTCAGACTTCTGCTTGTTCAATGCCCTTATCTCGCTAACAAGATCTTCAGATTCAAGTTGAAGACGATTCTCTGCCTTTCTAGCAAAAGCAACAGCCCTTCTATTTCTTTCCTCAAGTATATCTTGGGACTTTTGCTCAGCATCGGCCATCTGCTGTTCAAGGCTGGTTTTTTCAGACTTCAACGCTCCAACCTCACCAGCAATCTCGCTTTTTTTTCTGGCTGCTCCAGCGGCTGCTCTTTTGCTTCTTTTTGAAAGAAGAGAGTCAACTTTTTGGGTAGCTTTTTCTATAAGAAAATCGGACTGACGAATAACAGATTCAATGACCGCAGGATTGATTTCTGCATTACCAGAAACACGTTTCAGCTCTCCAACAATTGCTTGAGTCAAATCATTTCCAGAAAGACCGGAAGCGCGACCTTGCACAACTGATTGCGTCAAAAACGAATAAACATTGTCTGCAAACTGATCAAATTGTTCCTGACTAGAACCAGAAAACGACGGAGTGTAAACAGCATCTGCAACTTGACGAGCGAGTGCAGGGTCAATTCCTGCTTCATTTCCAAGTTCTTTTCTGATAGAATCAGCCCTTTCAGAAAGAGCTTTTTGAACAAACGGGCGATTAAACTCACCCACAAAGGCTGGAAAGTTAAAACCAGATCTTTTAGCGGCACCTACTCCACGCACTACCCCGGATAAACTTGGAAACAAAAAACCTCCAGCTAGAGTTCTGAGCGCAATTTCACCGCCAGTAACGTCTTCTCCTTGCGCTTCAATTCCAGCTTGAGCGCCAGATCTTGCTCCGCCGTATCCAACTTCTTTAAGCGCCTGAGCTTTAATCGAAGCTTGTTGGCCAACCCCAGTTTCTGAGGTCAGCGCTTTTTTTAAACCTTTCCCAGTTCCTTCTTTTGCAATTCCAAATGTAGGAAGAGCCTCAGCGGCAATTTGATATGGCCGCATTTTTTCTGGCTCTGCAAGTTGAGCTAAACCTTCAAGAGCAACATTAGCAATCATCTCGCCTCCAAGCGTTTGCGCGCCGGGAACAGCCATCAACGCAAGCGGACCACCATATCGAATTGCGCCTCCAAGGACTTTGCGTCCTCGTTTGTTTTCAAAATTTACAAGAAATTGCCTTTCTTGATCCGTGAAGTCTTCATCAGCCATCGGCTCATAATTGCCTTCGACATATTTTTGAAATTTTCTTGCGCTGTTCTTCCCGAGATAAAAACTCGCTGCCTCAACAAGCGAATCAGGGGGCGGCAATTTTGAACCATCAACAGCAGCTTTTAATGCCGCAGGAGAGCCAGCTTGCAAAAGCTGTTCGTCAGCATTTTTTGGAGCAGCAGTCTGTTGAAGGACTGGCGCTGCAATTTGATCTGCTTGGTTGCCAGTGGAAAGTTCCTGTTCGGTAATTTCTCTAAGAGGCATGTTTATTCCTTGATGAAAACTTTGTTTCCGACACGAACGCGAGCGCCAACAGGAGCGTACGTTTCAGCTTCTTCCATTGAATTGAAAGTCTGAATGACGGGTTCTGCCGATTGAGCAGAAGCTCCCGATTGTTGGCCTCCAGATTTAACTTCTTCAAGCGCAACAATTCCAAGCGGAGATTCCATTCTTTTAATAGAATCCGAGAATAAACGCCTAGCGTTATCAAGCTTTCTCCTGAATTGCTCTGGATTTAATTTTGAAAAATCGGCATTTAAAACTCTTCCTGCAATTGCTTTGTCCGTGTCGCTTTGAACGCCTTTTTCGTTCAAAAGACTGCGAGAAACAAGAGACTTTAAAAGTTCTATGGAGCCTTCAATTTCAATCTGATCTTGATTAAGTCCAAGCCCAATACCTGAAAGTCCAAGAGATTGAGTTGCAGACTGAAAACCAGAACCTAATCCAAATGCGCTTTCAATTTGATCGTCTGTAATCTTGTCAATTTCACTGATAGCCGTATTTGCAGCCCTTATTCCGCCAATCAAATCCTGCCTAGTCTTTGCTGGTATTTCGGGTTTAAACTCAATTTCTCCATAGGGGCTAATTGAAACATCCTTGCGAAATTTTGTAGCTTGAGCCTGAAGAAGCTGAAACGCCTCGTTTTTCTTTTCAGGAGAAGCCGCTCTCCAATCTTCAACAGCAGCTTTAAGAGGCTCACGTTGAGAAAGTTTCGCTTTCTGTGCTGCCGCCAACCCTTTAATTGCCGCATCTTTAGCGTTTTGATCTGCGGCAGGAGCAGCCAAAATTGCCTCTGGGGTTCCAAGAGCCATCAATGCTCTGACCTCTTTGGGGAATTGCTCAGCCTGCTTTGCGGTAAAAATCGAAATAGCTTGAGCTTTAACCTCTGGGGTTTCAGACGATGAATTGATTGCGGCTACACTTCCATAATCAGCAAGCTTTGATGCCTTTGAAAGATTTTGGCTTCCTTGAATCTTTGGTCCAAGAATTGAATAAATCTGCCTTATTTTTTGAGGATCAAGATTTCCATACTGATCAAGACCATTGTTGTTATCCCAAAGAACATCATACTGATTATTTTCCTCGGCCCATTTGTTTGCAATGTTGAGTTGGCTGGCTAAAGCGCTCTTGCTTGCAGCTAAACCTTTCATAAGCTTTGAACGCTCGGAATAATCATCAAGCTGCTGACGATACTGGTTTAGAATTGCTTGATTCTTAGCCGACTTAACCGGCCTAAAAGTCGGGAACGGCGCGTTTGGATTTATAAAAAACGTATCAACTGACTGAACATTGTAGTTCATGTTGTCAACGTCAGCAAGCTCGTCTTCCTGATCCTTCATCGCACGACCTAGCGCAAACGTCTGAACCTTATTCTGAAGATCGGCCTGACGCTGGCGCATAATCTGATCCGCCGTCTGCATCTGCAATTGCTCCATCATCCGCTTCTGCGTCTGTGCGCGGTCGTAGAGGCTTGCGCCTAGCTGAAATGCTTGAAGAGTTTCGTCGGCCATAAGATTAGATCCAGTTAGCTGAGTCAGTAGGTCCGCCGATGTTTGTTCTTGGGAAAGAATAAATCTCAGGGTCGTTCTGAGGGTTGTAAGAACCAGCGCGATAACTTCCCGGCATCTGCTGCATCAACCCGCGCTGCATACTTGCCCCGCCGTACATTCCGCCAGCAGTAGAAATTGCGCTTCCAAACGCTGCCATCGTAGGATCAGGCATTGCTGCCACTTGTGCAGCCTGCAAATCGCGTCCGTACTGCTGCTGGTTCTGCTGCTGCATCGCTCCAATGCGTTGACCGGGAGTGATGAACATGCTGCTGATTGAGAACGGCTGCGCCATTCCGAACGTCCGCTGCTGCTGGATGAAGTTCTGAGCTTGAGCAAGCCCCTGATTCTGGATCTGCATCGATGTCAGACCAAAGTCGCGAGCAGCCAAATTCCTACCAACACCCGAACCAGCGCCGTACCCTCCGCTAAGCGCACGTCCAGCAGAAGATCGTTGAAGCTGCGATTGAACGTCCTGCGAAACCTCGCCACGCAAATTCGCGCCAATGTTCTTTCCAGCCTGCGAAATTAGTTGGTCATAACCGGGAATTGCACGACGAAGCTGCGCCTCAAGCTGTGACTGCTCGGCAGCGGTCGTCTTGGTGGCCAGTTCGGTTGCCGATTCCAACGATCCAATATTTTGCTGGATTGCCTGCTTCTGCTCTGCCGCAAAATCAATCGGCTTGAACGCCGGAACCTTTGGCTTGCTGCCCTTGCTCAGCAAACCGCCAATAAGACTTGATCCACCAGCGATTGCTGCCGCACCTAGAATAGCTCCCATAAATTAAAAAACCTCCTTCACAAGACGGTTGCCGTTCTCAATCGAGAACACCTTTTCAGGTTCGTGACGTTGGATGTTCATGGTAATCAGACGTGCAGCTTTCTCCTCGGGAAAAGCTCGCTCGTTATGAAAGCAATGAATCCATATCCGACGCAAAGTATCCACCTTAAAAAGTTCTCCCTCTTCGATTGTCATCACGCTATGTGACGATGCCCATTTGTCAGCGTACTCGCGAAGCATTTGAATCGAGGGCAAATGAACCTCGTAACCGAATCGCTCGGTGCATTCTTTGGCAGACGATTCCGCGTCCTTCTTGACGTACACCTTGACCGAGTCATGCACGATAGCCTTCGGAAGATATCCGTAGGTCGAGCAATCAGCGACGTACTTGTAACGGTTCCGGTAATCTTCAATCGACTTCTGCCAGTTTGAGTCAGTCGCACCCTGCTCATGTAGGCCAATGCAATCACCCTCCAGCGAGAAAAGGACCGACATGAATGCCGATCCGAATCGTGGCAACCCGCAGATTTGAAAGAGTTTACCGTTCATTTTTCATGCACAAAGATGTCCAAGCCGCTGTTCGAGCTAACACGAATATGGCCGACTCTGAACCGTGAATCATTCCCAGTTCGTTGCAAATTACTGCGCTGTAAAGAGCCGCATTCGGATGAACGTCTTTTCCGACTTCTTTCATCCAGCCATGAAGCTGTTTGATGCGGTCGTTCGCCTTCTTGAAGTCCACCTCAATAATCTCGCGCACCCGACTCCACGCTGGGTCGATGCTGTCCTTGAAGAACGAGTTCCCGAAACCCGGAATCTTCATGCCAGACAATATGGCCGACTTCAAAGATCGCTCGTCGAATTTCTCGTAAACGAATCGAGCAGGACCAATCGGACCGTGAGCATCTCCAAGCGTGAGGATAGCGGAAGCAATTGCGTTGGTTAGCTGCGCGCTACCAAAGAAAGCGTTCACCGCAGCGCCAGAACTAGCGTTCTGATTGTTCCGAGCCGCCATGTCGTGTGCGTCAAATACAGCCTGAAGCAACTCCAGTTTCTCAGGAGTCACCTCTTCCAGCGCAAAGTCGATGTTAAGTTTTAGAACCATTGGGAGAATCCACCGCCGTTTAGTCCGACACCGACCATACGGATCGTAGCAACTGCGTCGCCTAGGTACTGCATGGTCTGCTCTTGCACAGCCTGAACAGCCTTTGCTTCGTAGGCCACTGCTTCCTGAATCAAATCGTTCTCTTCCTTGCGAATCGCCATGACCATCAGCTTGATGGCATCTGGAGAAGGCGGAATGAGGTAGTCATTGACGCTCGTCGCGTTGATATGGCGCATCTTCGCCATGACCGTCACCGGCTTATCCTCGTCGTTGTTACAACGATCCGTCAGGTAACTGCGGCGGTACTGCGGCAAAGTTTCATCAGGGTCGTAAACTGCCAAATCAAGTTCCAGCAATGTTGTCGCATTGTATTCGTACAACCGGCTCGACGTGTTGGTTGCCTGACGAATGACGCCGGTCAGCGATATGAACTTCTTGGTCGATTGAACGTACGGCAACGCGAGGGTTAGCTGCTCGCCGTCGATCCATACGCCACCAGACAGCGTGCGAATCCATTGCCCGTTCTGATCGACACCTTGCAGGGTGATGGTCTTGCCAACGTCAGAAGCGTCACCGGGATAGACTCGGATGAAGCTATTCGTCTCGCCGGACATGTCGCGGTAAGAAACGACGGTGCCACGATCCACAAGCTGCTTGCCGACGCACCCGCCATTGTTCTCTCCGAGCAATCCGTATCCGCTTTCCTGAAATTCAAACCATTGATTGCGAACCGTTCCGACGCCGCAGCAATCAGCGACGGACTCGATGGTTTCAATATGACGCGGCCAAGTGATGCACCCTCCGACCGTGTGGATAGTGAAGCGTCCGTACGCGCCTGCCCACAACCCCTTGTGCAGAAGCCGTCGGCACGCCTGATTGATGTAGTCGTAAACGCGAGTGTCATCGACGCAGACGCCGACTACACGGGCGATTGTCGAGCGAATGTCCTGAACGATTAGCTTCATTTGGTGTAATAGACTCGGATGGTTCGCTTGATGAAGTAAACGCCGTAGAACGGAGGAAGGTTGTTGTGGCCGACAGCGTTCTGGGTATCGTTGCCAGTCTTGTCGGCAGTGGTAGTTCCGATATCACCAGTAGTGATGCTCGGGCCAGCTCCGCCGCCTCCGCTCCCAGCAGCACCTTGAAGGATCTGTGTGGGGTACGAACCAAGTCCGCTCCAAGACTTGTTGACGAGGTAATAATCGTCGTTTGCCGGAGCAATCAACTGAGCGACACCGTGAGTGTGTTCGTTGAACGGAGTCTCTGGAACCGTCAGCGTGTGCTTGTCCTCGCCAACGATTGATGTCGATGTCGCCTTTCCCTGAACAACAACCGCACCGCTCGCAACAAACGCTCCAACACCGACCGGGAAGCGAGCCTCAAACTCAGTGTCAACTTCCCACATCGGGCCAGTTCTGATTGTCGCCGTAGCCGTTCCGTCGCCGCCGTCGTAAGAAAGAAGATCCGTGGTCGTTCCGACAAAGATGCGACGCTCGTTTGCCGCCGTAACTGGGTTTTTACGAAGCCAGAATCCCTGATCAAAAATCCACCACTGCCCATCCTCATCAAGCCACGGATAAATCCGATTGTTGATCGCCGGATACGTCGGTCCAAAATTGAAGAACGAGTTTCCAATCGTGCTGTTGAAAACGGCTTGCGTGCCTCCGATGATATCGTTGGCCAAGTTCTGGTAGTTCAACGGACAATAACTCACCGGAAGACTTGGAGGTGTAAGCGTGATTAAGGTTAGGTTTGGCATACTATTCCGATGTGTAGGTAAACGGGTTTACGTCGCAAGCATCAAGAGTCTTGCATCCTTCGAAAACAAGGCACTCGCCCACCGCAGGTTCCTGAACGTCGTAAGCGTGAACGCGGATGCTCTTGATGCGGCAATATCCCGTAACTGTCAGGCTCATTTGAACCTCGTACATGTTTCGAGTCGGTGTGCTAATGCTCGAATTGCACGGAATATCCGAAGGAGTCGGCAAGCGCATCTTCGGCCTGTACTGCGGCTGGAAATTGACCAGCGGACAAGCAGGTTGGCACTGCAAAGTTGTCGCGCATTCAGCCCAGTCTGCCCACTCAATCCATCCGGGGTACTGGTCGGGTCGATACTCGACATTGAAAGAAGCGTCTCCGTCCAGCGAATCAATGAAGATGTCGCCCGAATCAAGCCGCTTCAATCCAAACGGAAGCTCGAAGTTGTAGGCGCGAGTATGAACCAGCCACTGAATCTCCTTCTTTCCGTCAGCAATGTTGTTGTCGAACTTGTCGCCCTTGCTGATTTCCCAAATCTGAATCGTCCCGTTTTCACCGCGAGCAATCGAAAAGCATCTGTCACCGTAAACGCTCTCCGTCTTCAAAACCTGCAACACATCGAGTCCAGTCCAGATTCCTGCCCACGCGGGAGGAAACTTTTTCCGCATCGACGTAATCAGGTCGAAATCCAAAACCATCAACGCCTTGTGGATAACGCCTTGGGCATTATACCGAGGCTGTCCGGTCATCAGCAATCGATTGTCGAACACGACCGCAGATCCAGACCACAGAAGACTGGTTTGATCGTTCTCAGCGATGTTCAGAATCTCGCCGCTGATCGGTGTATTCCCCGGATCAGTAAACGAACGACGAGCGATGATGAACGAGCGGACACCATCGACTGCGCGGTAGAACACGTCACCGTTGACAGTAATGGCCGACCTAGCGCCAAGCGCACCGCTAGTCAGCAAACTGATGGCCTGAATCGGATAGCTCAGGTTCTTCCATGTATCACGATCAACAGGAGCTTGAACTGAGAAGACGTATCGAGGAGTAAAGACTAGTAGCGGACCCTGCCCAAGCGACGTATCTGGATCGCCGGGGACGGCCATTGCAGTGATTCCTCCTGAATCCGACGGAACCGCAAAGTCTCCGCCTTCGTTGAGGAAGGTATTCTCGGTTTCTTTGAGAACACTCGCTCGCGTACCATCTCCATAAACAATGTCCGTTGCTCTGAATGAGAATCCATTTGGAAGCGCGTACCAGATACGTCCGTTGACGTAGGCCATTACTCTTCCGCACTTGATTTCGTCGGTGGTTGCGCGGCGCAGGCTTGATCCGTTGAAGATCAGCGGTGTGCTCTGACCATCTTGAATGACAACGAAGTTCTCAGCCTGAACCATCCAGCCATCGAGTATGTTTGATGGGTTCTCAAGATTGGGCGAAGCTGAAAGGTTTTGAACGCTGTTTTGAAGGCAGTCGTAAAGCCACACTTTACCACTGATTAGCATCAGGATGAACGTCGCTCCGTTGTCGCCGATGTATGGGAGCGCACACTGGAACACGCCGGTCAAATTGCTCGAACCGTAGCATTCCTCGGAGTAGCCGTCCGCCGTGACATTGGTTTGGTCCGCAGTGACGAGCGTGCTGTCTGCCGTAATCGACAAGCATACGTCGTAATCTTTCTGGATGAAACCGGGTCGAGGAGAGATGAATCCCTGCCGAAAGCTGGCGTTGACCGCGAAGGCGACCTGATTCTTGTCCACCTCAGACGGCATCACACCAGCGTCAATGCCACCCTCAAAGGTGACAGACCCATCCGTGTACCTCCGTGGTGCGCGTTCGCTCATGGCTTAAGCCTGAATCCGTTGGACAGAGAATGAGGAGCCTTGATCGACGTAAAGATTTTGGTCTGTACCAATCAAAACCTCATAAAAATCAGTTAGAGCGGTTGCTTGATCAATATAAACAAGAGATACTGGATTGTATCCACTGGATGTAACAGCGAATGATTTTGACGCTAAAACATCAGAGCCGTTTCTTCTGATAAAAACAGTAACGTTTGCGGTTGCTCCTACCGCATCAAGATTGAAATAAGCGTCTATTCTGTAGTATCCGGTGTACGGAACCGTAAACCGACCGCTTGAAGCGGTGAATCCAGAAGCTGAATCAAGGCCAGCGTAAGACGCTGTCGTGTAAACAGATGTGCTGTATGGATTGCTTGCCGAAGTTGAACTGACATTCGGGGCATTTGCAGCTCCAAGACCAGTCACCCTCCGCGTAAACGTGACGTAGTTGAACGCTGCTCCGCTGGCCGTCGATGCAATGCTGATGGTGCCAGCACCCGGCGTAATCGTGATGTTCGATCCTGCCGTCAGACTTGCCAGCGTGTATCCCGTTCCATTGCCAATGAGCAGTTGGCCATTGGTAGGTACGGTCGATAGGTTCGTTCCGCCGTTTGCAACCGGCAACACGCCGCTAATATCGCCCACAGGAACCGTTGCGACGGTCGATAGAAACCCAGATCCGCTCGACCCTTGAGTCTTGAGATAACCAGATGAAAACGAATTGAGCGCCGTTGCGCTTGGAACCGATGCGTCGGGAGTTCGAACAATGTACGTCGCTGCGGAGGATGCTCCGCCAGACGCTCCTGCCGCACCCGTAGCGCCAATTGCACCCGACAGCGTGATAAGTGAACCAATAGGAATCACCGTCGTAGGAATCGCATTTGGGATTCCAAGAACGCCTGCAAGTGGGTTTTGTAGGGTTACCAGCAAACCGTCTACCGATGTAACCTGCAAGTAGCCGCATCCCTGAACCGATACAAAAAATTGTCCAGCAACCGACTCTGGAAGAAACGAAGTGTTTGCAACCGCAACGACAACCGATGCTCCAAAAGTTGGAACTACAAACGACGCGGTCGTATACGAGAACGCATTTTCCCCGTTCGCGCCGTTCGTTCCGTTAGTACCCGCAGCACCCTGTGGTCCGGGGACATTCACGACAACCGGAACGGTATCGCAAGGCTGGCAACAGCCGGTTGAAGAAACAAGTTGCGACGGCATATTTTTCCTTTGCCAGACCGTCAAGTCCAGCGAGAACTAATGCAAGGCCAAACTATGCCAGAGCAAGTGTCAGAGCATCCATTGATCGACCACAAGTACGGGATTCGTTCGCCCGTCAAGATTCCAGACCTAGAACTGGAACTCTACGCATTCCGAAATCGGCTCCAACCGAATGAGGGCGGACTAGGTACTTTCGATCATTTTCGTAACGCCACGAAAATGTTATGGCCGAAGATGAGCTGGAACCCGTGGCTCGAAGCACAGGTCGAAGGTCTTTGCGAACACGACTACGTCGGATGGGCAGGTTGCGGCGCGAGCGGAAAGACTTTCGGCGCGACGCTCTTTGCGACTGTTTGGTGGCTGGCCAACCCGTCCAAAACAACCGTTGTTCTCACGTCTACAACGGCAAAGATGATCCGAAAGCGTATGTGGGCCAATCTTCAGGATCTTGTTCGGAAATCACGCGGATTCCCCGGAAACATGGTCGATTCGAAGATGAGTCTTCAAGCCATCAAAGGAGACGACCGACACTCCATTTCGGCTATCGCCGTCGCCGAGGGCAACACATCGAAGGCTGTGGCCAACATTCAGGGCATCCACGCCGAGCGTGTGATGGTTATTATCGACGAAGCTACGGATACGCCTGAAGCGGCTTTCGAAGCGTGTACGAACCTTTCTAAGGGTTGCCGCGAGTTCAAGATGTTGGTCATCGGAAACCCCGCCTCAAAGTTTGATCCGCATGGACGCTTCTGCACACCGGCAAAGGGTTGGCGCAGCGTAACGATTGAAGACCAACATTGGCTGACAGAACGCGGGATGTGCCGACGCTTTGACGGCATGAAGTCGCCCAACATCAGCGAGGGGCGCACGAAGTATCCGTACCTCATTACTCAGGATCAGGTCTTGTCGGCTATGCGACATGAGGGCGAGCAAAGCCCTACGTTTTGGAAGTACACACGCGGATTCTGGTCGCCGGACGGCATGGTCAAGACGGTTCTGTCCGAATCGCTGATCGAGACGCACACACCTACAAAAAGTTTGGTGTTTACGACCAATGTACAAATCGTTGCCGGTCTTGATCCGGGCTTTGGTGGCGACAGATGTATCCTTCGCTTTGCCAAGGTTGGCACCGCAAACGACAAGGTCAGCATACTTTTTCAGGACATCATCCATATATCCGTCAACGCTCAACTAACGGAGCCGGTGCATTACCAGATAGCCAATCGGGTTAAAGAGGAATGCAACAAGCGCGGCGTTCCACCGGACAAATTTGGTCTGGATTCAAGCGGTGAAGGCGGTGGGTTGGCTGACATCTTGACCCGCGAATGGGGTGTAATTCATCGCGTTGAGTTCGGTGGCTCGCCATCAACGATTCCTGTCAGCGACGAGGACAGTAGGCCATGCAATGAGGCTTACGATAGAAAGGTAACGGAACTCTGGTTCTCGATGCGTAAATGGGCCGTTGAAGAGCGCCTTGGAGGCATGGATATCGAGACGTTGCAGGAGTTTTGCGCCCGTATGTTCGATGATTCCAAGCGAAAAATATCGGTCGAATCCAAGACCGTGATGAAGCAGCGAACCGGAAAATCGCCTGATTTGGCCGACGCTGCTGTAGTCTTGCTTGATCTAGTCCGCAAAACTGCTGTTTTGGAGCCGCGCTTTACGAAGATGGATAAGGTCTGGGAAAAGCTAGTGAAGGACGCAGATTCAATTTACTACGACGAAACAATTGAAGCATGAGCAAAACCACTGGTTACAAAGTTCTGAACGAACACATGGTCATCCCCGGCGGATGGCATTACCGCATTCCTGAGACTGGGATTGAAGTACCCGGAGGATCATGGGCGCAGCTCCATGAGTTTGTTCGCAATCACTACACGGCAAACGCGATTCAAATCCCGAGCAACCTTGACGATTTAATCACCGAATATGCGTGTCGTAACGGTGCTGATTGCTCTTACAACGAAGTTAATATTCCCAAGCCAGAAGGACGTAAATCGCTTCAGATCGGAGACGTCATTCGGTTCAGCATGAGTCTTCTCCACGGACTTACCGTTGGCGGCGGCAAGGTGGATCAGGCGGAAGCAAATCGACGCGCAAGCATCTGCTCAACTTGTTCGTTCAACCGAAAACCACTCGGATGCACAGGATGCAACGCCCGTGTGCTAAAGGATGCTGTCAAAACTTTCTCTCAACACGGCAGCACTCCGGTAGACGAAAACCTGCAAAGCTGCGAGTTTTGCGGTTGCTTTATCAGAAGCATGGTTTGGTTTCCCATTGAAACCCTTCATAAATTCTCGGACGCTACAGAGAACGAAAACCTTCCGGCTCACTGCTGGAAAAAACGACCATGTACGGAAACTTAGCCCAACTGCCGCTTGAAACTATCAACGAAGACGGCAAAGCGCCTGAAACGCGCATAGCCGACGCGGCATCCGCTCGCGAAATCTTCCAGAAGCTTATCATGGCTGATGAGCTGCGTAATAGTACGCGAGCCAAGCTGCGCGGTCTGGTCGATGGAAATCCTCCGTACAATCCAGCAGAACTGCGCCGCAACAACCAAGCGTTCCGCACCAACGTCAACTTCCGCGAGTCGGAAGCGTTCCTCACGCTGGCAATGTCAGCCTTCTACGACGTGTTCGCCGAGGTTCCGACCTACACGAACATTCGTACCGCGTACGGCAATGACATGGATAAGCGGGAGGAATGGTCGAAGATTATCACGGAAGAGTTTGACCGGCTCCAGAAGCTCGACAAGGACTTCGACTACATCATGCAGCTCTCGCAGCGTGAGATGGTCCTTATTGGCGATGGTCCGCTGATCTTCGAGGACAATACCAACTGGCGCTGCAAAGCCATCATGGCGACGGACTTGCTTGTCCCAGACGGCACTAAGTCAAACGTGAGCGACTGGAAGGTAGCCTGCGTCCGTACGCGCATGGGCGTGGATGATCTGTTCGAGAAGATCCAAGACGAAAAGGCGGCAAAAGCTTCCGGTTGGGATGTCGATTATGTCCGCGAACGCATTCGTGCGGCGATGCCTGAGCCGTATCGCTCAGGTGTTCAGTACGACTGGGAGTTCTTCCAGAAGCAGCTTCGCTCAAACGACATCACGTTTTCCGCTCGTTCCGAGGTCGTGCTGATGTGCCACGTTTTCTACAAGGAATTTGATGGTCAGATCAGCCATGTAATCATCGACGAACGCGACAGCGAGAGCTTTATGTATCGCAAGCTTCGCCGGTTCAGCCGGTGGGAGCAGGTCATTCATCCGATGTACTACGACCGTGGCGACGGCGAGCATCACGGCGTTAAGGGCTTGGGCATCAAGATGCTTCAGCCGATGGAGCTAAAGAATCGTCTTCGCTGCTCAATGGTAGACAGCGCGTTTGCGAGGACTCAGATTCTATTCCGACCCCTGAACGCCAATGCGCTGAGCAAGACAAGCGTCGTACAGCAAGGACCGTATGCCATTCTTCCGCCAGATTACGAAGTCGTTCAGCAGAATATTGCTGGAGTTCTGGATGCTCCAATGGCGGTCAATGCGGACCTTGAAAATGTTCTTCAAGGCAATCTCTCTCAGTATCGCCAATCGCTCAACAA